AAACGAGGGGTTTTTTTTAGCACGACCGAGCGTTTTTTTTGGGCTGTAGTGACGGCGGCTGTCGGGCTAGCAGCTTATTACTTCAGATGAAAATTATTGATTTAGTTGCTGGCGTCTTTAAGCCTGCCGCAGATTTGATTGACAACCTGCACACATCGACCGAAGAAAAACTCCAGCAAAAAGCTCGACTGCTTGAAATCCAGTCGGCTGCGATTGATTCAGCCCTGCAATATGAGTCGCAGTTGCTCGAATCAAAATCAAAAATCATCCACGCGGAAGCTGTCAGCGATCACTGGCTGTCTGCCAACTGGCGACCAATCACCATGCTCGTCTTTCTAGCTCTGGCAACAAGCGATGCGCTTGGGTGGCTTCCTAACCCCTTGCGCGATGAAGCTTGGCTGCTTTTACAAATAGGATTAGGAGGTTATGTGGTTGGCCGGTCTGTTGAAAAAGGCGTCAAAATGGTGGTTAAATGACAGGTTTGATCGATCAATTGAAGCGGCACGAAGGCGTAAGATCTCACGCGTATAGGGACAATGCTGGCTATTTGACAATCGGAGCCGGAAGGAACATTGACTGCGATGGCGGTCTTGGTCTTTCAGATGACGAGATAGACTATCTTTTGCACAACGACGTTGATCGCTGTTTCAGTGAGCTTGAACCTTTCGACTGGTTTTCGGAGCTTGATGAAGTTCGCCAAGATGCGCTGATAAACATGTGCTTTAACTTGGGACTGACTCGCCTGCTGCATTTTAATAAAATGATCGATGCGATACAGAACAAAGACTTTGAGCTTGCGTCTGCCGAGGCTTTAGATTCTCGGTGGGCAAGGCAAGTTGGTGATCGAGCAGTTGAAGTAGCCTCGATGATTGAGCTAGGGGTCTACCCTTAAAGCGCCCCGCGCAGACCGAATTAACCGAATCCCAAAATCTGGCGGGGCAGGGGTTGAGCGCGAGAGGGACGCCCAACGCAATCATTTTAACCGAGTTAAATTATGGGTCAATCGAAAAAGTATCAGGATCTTCTGCCTTTTTGCGTGACGGAAACGCAACGAACAGTTGTAGGTCTTAGATCTAGGGGCTATACAGCGATTCAAGCAGCTAATCAGCTCGGCGTTGCCGAACGCAATGTGCATGCGCTTTGCGCGCGTGTCGCCAAAATTGCAGCACGGCAAGGACACTCGCCGGATCACGATATGGTACAGGTGGTTCCTGACGGTTTCAGTGTCAAAGGCACGAGCACGCTTTATAAAGACGGCTCACCGGTTATGCAGTGGGTCAAAAGCACCCAAGATCGTGAGCGACAGATGGCCATGCTTCTGGAAGCTATCGAGTCCGCTCACGAAAATTTAAAGCCTTTTGAGCGTATCAAAAAACCTGCAGGCACAGATTCCGACGTGCTGGCTTTGCTCACGATCACGGATTTTCATTTAGGCATGTACGCGTGGGAGGCCGAAACGGGCAGCAACTGGGATTCGCAAATTGCAGAGCGCGTTTTTTTGAGCTCTTTGGCGGATATGATCGATGCTACGCCTCCAGCGCAAACCGGCGTTTTTTGTCAGCTCGGCGATTTTTTGCATTTTGACGGACTGCTGGCGGTGACGCCTACAGGAGGAAATCTTTTGGATTCCGACACGCGTTACAGTAAGCTCGTTGAGATGACAATAAATGTGATGACCCGCGCGGTCGAGATGATGCTGGAAAAGTTCGACAAGGTGGTGGTTATCCAAGCGGAAGGTAATCACGACTTGGCTAGCAGCGTTTGGCTGAGGAAGCATATCAAACATGTTTTTAGCAAAAACCCACGGCTAGAAGTAATCGACAATGATTTTCCGTTTTACGCACACCTGCACGGCCAGACGATGTTGGGATTCCATCACGGGCACAAGGTCAAAATGGGCAGCTTGCAAAAGATTTTTAGTTCAGAGCCACGTTTTCGGGAAATGTGGGGCAAGGCCAAGCAGTGCTACATACACACCGGGCACATGCACCACGAGCGAGTGGTTGAGGACGCTGGGGCTATCGTCGAACAACACCCTACGCTCTCAGGTAGAGATGCCTATTCCGCAAGGCTCGGGCATGTGAGCTTGCGGGGTGCAAAGGTTATCACCTATCATAAAGTTCACGGAGAAATTCATCGAACAACAGTGAGGCCAATCGAGTGAAAAGCACAGAGTATCAAGAGGGTGGAGATCATTACCAAAAAATGGCAATCCAGCCGATAGACTACATCATGCAAAACAAGCTGGGTTTTTGTGAGGGCAATATCGTCAAGTACGTTACTCGCTGGCGGGATAAAGCTGGCGCTGGCGTTCAAGACTTGCTAAAGGCTAGGCAGTACATCGAGTTTCTGATTGAGTCTGAAGGCTAAACGTTTTTCAAGGTTACCGCCCCGGCTTGTCCGGGGTTTTTTTTGAATTATTTTAATCAAATGTGTGTACATTAAATCAAATGTGTATATAATAGGAACCATCAACAACAACGGAGATAGACATGACTAACGACATTAAACAACCTCTGATCGAAAAGATCGCTGAACTCAAGGCTGAGATTGCCAACAGCGGCATCGATTGGGAAACCGCGAAGGCTGTTTATGACGCGCAACCTTCTTTAGATGACGCGGAGGCGAGCTTCGATTACTTCATGGCAAATGGCGACGCAATCGATGTCTACCAGAATCACAAAGAGGTTGCGGATTACGAAGAAACTCTGACTATGGATCTGGCTCAGGTAACCACCCGCTACATCATCACAGACGGCCACTTGATCTCACCTGCTGGCTACCACCTCTCATCGGGCGTGTACGTCAAGAATGATGTCTGGATCGAGACAGACCGACTGCCTCGGATGTTGAGCGGCCTGAAAGCCTTTGATTTGCAGAAAGACAAGGAGGCCGCGTAAGCGGCTCGGGAGGATAAATAGCCTGAACCCGCTCTTTCTCGGACAAAAATCTTCCATTTTGGAGGTTTTTTTTGTCTAGGCTTATTAGTGATGCCCCTTTTTTTTTACTGCAAAAAAGTAGGGTTATTTTAACCAAATGTGTTTACATTAGATCTATTGTGTATATAATAGATTCCACACAAACAGAGAGAGAACGGATATGGACAACGAAATATATACAAACGGACACATCGTTTTAGGCGGAAAACCGACGAATTTTTATGTCGGCCAATGGAAAAGTGGAACTAAAGTTTTTTGGTACAAACGTTTAAACCCAAGCGTAAGAGTAAGCGTTGACATGCCTCAAAATCGTTATTCAGTAGTGTCTGAAACGCCAGCGTGCGGCAACGGTCGCTCAATATTTTTTGAGGATCTGGCTCAAGTGATATCAGGAACGGCTGAAAGGTTTGACATATATATGTAGCAATATATTGATGCCGACAAGGCATTCAATATCAAAGGGGCTTAAGCCCCTTTTTTTTTCTGCAAAAAAAGTAGGGTTATTTTAACCAAATGTGTGTACATTATATCTATTGTGTATATAATAGAACCCATCAGCAACAAAGAGAGAGAACGGACATGACCAAGCAAGTATCAGAACACGCAGCAGCAGCAAAGCTAATCAGAGCAGAACTCAAAAAGCACAATATCACTGGGACCGTTCGGGCTAAATCTTACGCAGGCGGTAGCAGCATTACAGTAACGCTTAACAACGAACTACCAGCAACGCACGAAGCTGTTAAGTTGTTTTGCAGCAAATTTCAATATGGCCATTTCGACGGCATGCAAGACTTGTACGAGTTGACCAACATCAACGAAAATTTGCCACAGGTGATGTTCGTTTTTGTCAACAACGAATTCAGCGACGAATTACGGCAGGCCGCTTGGGATTTGTTACGCGAGACAATGCAAGATTTTGAAAACGCTCCAAAATGTCAAACAAGAGCCGGCGAAGTTCGCTGCGGCTATTCATGGGGTAACGAATGGGTCTACAAAGTTTTAAACGGCTCTCAGGACTTTGGTTTCTGGAGGTCACGAAAACAGCGAGTTTTGATCGCAGGTTAACAGACTCTGCATAGCCCCTACTTTTTTATTGCAAAGAAGTAGGGCAACCCAAACTCAAAAAAAGGAGATAATAAAAAAGTCCGTAGTAAAAAAACCCTTTACTTGAAACGGCACACAAGTTAAATTTTTAAACCCGCCTCAAATCGATTTACGAACCGAGGCACAACCAAAAAGAGAGAAAGCCAATGGCTATCAATTTACAAACGACCCAAGGTCTCAGCGCGCAGGGCGTCAACATCTTGGCCTATGGACACGCTGGGTCTGGCAAAACCAGCTTAATAAAAACACTGCCTAACCCGGTGGTTTTAAGCGCGGAGGGCGGACTGTTATCAATTAGCGATACTGCAACGCCTTTTGTTGAAGTAACCGACATGCCCACTTTGATCGAAGCGTTGGAGTGGGCGAAGGGATCAGGGGAGGCGCAGAAGTTCGACAGCTTTGCCCTCGATTCAATCAGCGAAATTGCGGAGGTAGTTTTAGCCCATGAAAAA